ACGCCTTAGATCAATTCTTAGAATTTTCAGATGGCAACCTATGGCTGTATGACCAACAAGGCTCAGTCACACCAGAGCAACTGTATGGGGTGATTTATTACACAGCAGAGCAGTTAGGTATTAAGCATTTCATTGTCGATAGCTTAATGCGAGTAGTCGCTGGTGATGATGACTACAACGCACAGAAAAACTTTGTTACTCGCCTATGTGCGATTGCTCAAGAAACCAATATCCATATTCACTTTGTCCATCACAACAAGAAAGGCGATGAAAGCAAACCAGCAGGGCGCTATGAGGCTAAAGGCTCAAGCTCACTATCAGATAACGTGCATAACGCTTTTAACGTGTGGAGTAAAAAAGAAAAGAAAGAGGATGACGAGTTCCCTGATGTTGTTATTCGTTGCGATAAACAGCGCGAGGGTGAATGGGAAGGCACGATTGGGCTTTGGTTCTTAGAGGAAAGTTTACAGTTTGCTGGTTCGCCTGATGGAAGGACACGCACATGGATTCGCTAGAGTTCGCTCGCATGATGTGGCAACAGTTTGGCTTAACCGATAGTCAAGGCGCAGGGATGACGCTAACAGAAAATGGCAAGGTGACTAAGCAACACGGCAAAGCCACTAACACCGATGATTGCTTAGAGATGGGCGAAAGCATTGTTCACTATCAAACACCAAAGGCTAAAAAATGAAATGTCCTGCTTGCGGTAGAGAAAAGCCCAAATCACAAGACCAGCGTAACAAATTTCATGCCATGTGCCGAGCGCTTGGCAACCATATTGGTTTAACGGCTGGCAAGGTTAAAGAGGCTATCAAATACGACTTTTACGGCATTGATGAGTACAAAGTAGGCAATAAGTGGTATCGCGCAGTTAAGCCTAGCGAACAATCGCCTATGGCTGAGTATGCAGAGCTAATTACGTTTACAGAGCAATGGGCAGCCGAGAATGTGGATTATGTGTTTGGGGAGAGGGCATGAGCAAAATTACTAATTCAGCTAAAGGTGAAACTTGCACCATCCGAGTAATTGGCTATTGCAATGGCGATACATCAACCACCGTATTTGCTCACCTTAACGGCATACGTTATGGGCATGGGGTAGGGCAGAAGGTAGATGACCTATTAGGTGCATACGCTTGCTCAAGCTGTCACGATGCAGTTGATGGGCGCATTAGAACTAACCATAGCAAAAATGATTTGAAGCTGTGGCATTTAGAGGGCATGGCAGAAACTTTATTAAAACTCAAAGCAAAGGGGATTTTATGACGGATAGAGATATTAAACGATTAAAGCGTTATCAACTTTTAATCAATCTATGCAAAGTGCCAATGAATAGATACGAACTAGCAGAGCATACCGATGTTGGCTTTGAAACTATTTATGCTGATTGTATGTACTTAATCAAGCAAGGCTTTATGAAAAAAGATAGAAATAAAAGGTCTATAAATGCCAAACCAATTTTACTTTTTATCTCATTAGTTGATAAATACCCAGTAGATGACTTCATCCCAACTTCTATATTGCGAAAACTATCATCAATTAACAATGGCACTAAGGTTGGCAGGACTGTTAATGGATATGAGTCTCATAGTGAGTGGATAAATGGCAGTAACGTAACTCATCACAGACTAGATGATTATGACAAAAAAACTAAAACATACAAGCATCAAGAACAATACAACCACCAAGCAAGGCTAACAGCAAAGAAATCATACTTTACTGGCATTAGCGGTGCGTCAATGAGTATGTTATGAAACGGACTATCACTTTGCCTTACCCAGACCCAAAACTAAGCCCTAATCGCAAGAATGGCAGTCATTGGGGTTCAACCAAGCAAGCCAAAGACAAGGCGAAAGAGGCTGGTTTCTACATGGCAAGGATAGTCTATGCCAGCGTTAAAGTGGAAAGCGTACCTATGCCATTAACCATAACATTTACGCAATCAGATAAGCGTAAACGTGACCTAGATAACTTACTGGCTGCCTCTAAGCCTTCCATTGATGGTGTCGCTATGGGAATGGGCATTGATGATAGCTTGTTTGAGCCTATCACAGTAAAGCGTGCTTATGACTTGAGTGCTTATATGACTATTGAGATAGGGGAATAAATATGACTATTAACGACCTAGAACGTCACTTGTGGAATTGGGCTAACTGGATGCAACATGATGACCATAAGCTAGGCTATCCATCAAAATCTGCTGGCTTTCTAAGTGGTGGTGGTAGTAGTGCTGATGAGTTCGAGATTATGTGCGAAACAGGGGATATTGGCTGTGCAGTACAAATGAATGTACTTATCAATGGTGATGGTAAACATCGTGGCTTGCCATTGCCAATGGTTACTGCCATTAACCACAAATGGCTAAACAACCGACACCACTATCCAACGCATGAGCTAGATTACGTTGAAGCAGTCGAGCGATTGATGTATTTAGCGAATAAAAGAGGGTTGCAATAATTATTATGCGATGGGGGATTGAATTAAGAAAAAAGTATGGTGTAATTGTTGTGAGAGCTTGCGCCTCAAATATATACAACCTGACTTCGTGTCGGGTTTTTTTTCGTCTGGAGAATCATGCGCCACTTATTAGAGCGTCAGGACATTGAGCTAGATATGGCAGATGGGAAAATCCACACCGACGAGATAGCCGAGTTTATAGACGGACAAGAATATGTAGGCTTATGGTTAGCGGTATTGCAATTATGCGTACAGGACATTAAAGCATATAGCCGATTACTCGCTAGAGGTGGCAAGGACTACAAGAACCGCGTAAGAAATAACTGCAATTCAGCATTGAGCTTTATCAAATCGGATGTATTTGAAACCTATTGCTCAATCTGCCAAATAGATGCCGATAGATTTAGGGCATTAACTAAAAAACTAATTTAAGATTTTGTTGTATAGCACTCCACGCTAAGAGAATACGAAGCCTTGTCTGGGCTGTCTGGAAGAATACAGATTGGTTATTGGGCAACCCGACCATCCGAGCTTTCGTAGGCAAGGAATAAACAGATAAAAGCCAATTAACGCCAGCAATGGTTAGTAGCGATTAGCTCACGTAATGAGCATCTGATAAATAAAGCATACGACAATTACATTAGTCTGGACTGATTAACTGTAAACGACCATAAGTTTCTTTACCATCCTAGCAATAGGTATATCCAGTAATAGGTTAAAGGCTTATGGGTTGCCCTGTTTCGCCTATAATGTATACAGACCTGTATATAGAAGAATGTACGTGGAGTGCATTGTGTTGGTAGTCACATTAAAAATTACCGCCTATTTAAGATTTTGTCAGTATGCAATTTGTCATTAGACCCTTGAGAATCAGCAGATAAAAGCCCTGCTGTACTGACAATCCTCAATCCTGCTGAACGTACGCGTTCTATAAAGCGGAAGCCATAACAACCTAGTCCGATCAATTAGGGAGTTCAAACGAGCGAGTCTGTGCTACTTGCGTGGTGAAAAGCACCTATATTCAGAAAGGTAGACATGACAGACCAAACAGCTACTAACGACATCACAGGCGCAAGAATCGCCAGCAAGACTAGCCGAGCATACACAGCCAACTATGGCGGTATTGATTTTAACGTAAAGCTAGAAGCTAAAGACCACAACAACCACTTACTTAATGACCCTATTGATGGGTTTAACAACAACTCCAATGGACAGGAAACTGCAAACCTAGCGAGTGAGAATAATCTTAGGAACTCTCAAAATGGCAGCACGATTACGCAAAACGCATCAGGATGATGTAAGGACAAAGATAAAAGTAAGCAACCTTTTAGATAGGGTTGAAAAGTATGCAATGGGTGAGTTAAGCGATGAGGACATTAGCTCAAATAGATTGAACGCAATCAAACTCTTACTAGCAAAAACATTGCCAGACTTAACAAGTGTTGAGATAACAGGTGATGCAGATAACCCCGTAGCATTTACAGCAATAGAGTACACAGTTGTTAAAGCTAAAGATTGACCTGCCAGAAGTCTATGAGCCGATACTAAATGATTGTCGGTATTTAGGCTTACACGGTGGGCGAGGTAGTGGAAAATCTCACGTACTAGCCGAGAGGGTAGTTGTTCGTAGTATAGGTGAAAAGCTAGACATTGTTTGCTTACGTGAAGTGCAAAAGTCACTAGAGTATTCAGTTAAGAAGCTCATTGAGAGCAAGATAGAAAAGCTAAATGCTGGTGCTTATTTTGAAGTACAAGAAAGGCGCATATTAACCAAGAATGGTGGAGTCATCATTTTTGAGGGCTTACAGAATCATACGGCTGACAGTATAAAATCGCTAGAGGGGTTTGATATTGCATGGGTAGAGGAAGCTCAATCACTATCTCAACGGTCACTTGATATTTTAAGACCAACAATTCGTAAAGCAGGTTCACAGATATGGTTTAGCTGGAATCCTAATAAGCGGACTGATCCAGTAGATGCTTTGCTGCGTTGTGAGAAGCCACCAAGCGATTCAATCGTAGTGCAGGCTAATTATCGTGACAACCCATACTTACCTGCTGAACTAAAGGCAGAGGTTGACTATGATATGAGTCGTGACCCTGAGAAGTTCGCTCATGTATGGTTAGGTGAATACCAACGCAATAGCGAAACAAGGGTATTTAAGAATTGGAAGATAGAGGAGTTTGATACACCCGAAGGCATGACATTTAGAATGGGTGCTGACTGGGGCTTTGCTATTGACCCTAGCGTGTTAGTGCGTTGCTACTTGGTAGGGCGCAATCTATACGTTGATTACGAGGCTTACATGGTGGGCTGTGAGATAGACCAGTTGCCTGACTTGTTTGATAGAGTGCCTGATAGTCGTAAGTGGTTTATTACGGCTGATAGCGCAAGACCAGAAACAATTAGCTATATGCAACGTCATGGCTATCCTAAGATTAGTTCAGCGATTAAAGGCGCTAAGTCAGTTGAAGATGGTATCGAGTTCTTAAAGACCTACGATATTATTGTTCATCCTCGATGCCAACATACCATTGACGAGCTAACGATGTACAGTTACAAGACAGACGCTTTAACAGGCGTGGTGATGCCAATGTTAGAAGATAAGAATAATCATGTGATAGACGCATTGCGCTATGCCTGTGAAGCGATTAGGAAAGCACCGCAAGCAAGGGATAGGAAAGAACACAGGATGCCACATGAAGGCGGCTGGCTAGGCTAATTTAAAATACACAAGCTCACTACGGTGGGCTTTTTTTATGGGTGACACAATGGAAGAAGTCGAAACTAAAGCAGAAGATAATAAGCCTGACGATATTGTTGAAGATGCCCTAGAGCGTTTTAAACGTGTATCAGACTTTGAGGCGAACAATCGCGCAGAGGCTTTAGACGATTTAAAGTTTGCTCGTCTAGGTGAACAATGGCCGCAAGATATTCGCAGAAGCCGTGAGTTAGAAGGTCGCCCATGCTTAACGATTAACCGTATGCCTTCATTCATTCGTCAAGTGGTGAATGATAGCCGTCAAAACAAGCCAGCGATTAAATGCCATCCAGTAGATTCAGGTGCAGATCCAAAAGTAGCAGACTTGCTTAATGGCGTGATACGCAACATTGAAGTATCAAGTAACGCTGATATTGCCTACGATACTGCGATTGACTTTGCTGTAACGTGCGGTATTGGTTACTTTAGAATTACCACAGACTATGCCCATGATGACACGTTCGACATGGACATTATGATTAACCGTCTGATTAACCCTTTCACGGTCTATGCTGACCCTGATGCAACAGAGGGTGACGGTTCAGATTGGCGCTATTGCTTTATCACGGAATGGATAGATGAAGATGATTTTAAGGTTAAGTGGCCTAAAGCTGAGGCCGTAGACTTTGAGGGCAACTCAGTCGGTGATAGAGAAGGCTTATGGATTCAAGAAGGTAAGATTCGTGTAGCTGAATACTGGGTGCGTGATGAAGTCACTAAAACCATCGTCTTACTTTCTAACGGACAGGTATTAGGCATTGATGACTATGAGGCTAACGCAGAGATATTTAACGCTGCTGGCTTAACTGTTATCAATACCCGTGAAACTAAATCATGGGAAGTTAAGCAACATTGGATAGGTGGCAATCAGGTACTTGAAACCAATGATTGGGTAGGTACATATATTCCTATCATTCCCGTGTATGGTGATGAGATTAACGTAGACGGTAAGAAGTATTATCACTCACTCATTCGCCACGCTAAAGACTCACAGCGTATGTTTAACTATTGGCGTACCACAAGCACCGAGTTAGTTGCTTTAACGCCTAAAACACCGTTTATTGGTAAAGTAGGGGCATTTGATACAGACATTAGCAAGTGGAATACTGCTAACAGTAAATCTCATGCTTTCATTGAATATGATGGTGATAGTCCACCACAAAGACAACCCTTTGCAGGTGCGCCAGCAGGGGCATTACAAGAGGCATTAAACGCATCAGATGACATGAAATCTATCATTGGCATATACGATGCTAGTCTAGGCGCTAGAAGTAACGAAACAAGCGGTAGAGCGATTATGGCGCGTCAACGTGAGGGTGATGTATCAACCTTTCACTTTATTGACAACATGACACGCGCTATCCGTCAAGCTGGGCGCATATTAGTGGATTTAATCCCTAAAGTCTATGACAAGCCTCGTGTCTTACGCATTATCGGTGAAGATAAAACCCCTAAGAACGTACAGGTTAATCAGCCTTACGTTGATGATAAGGGTATTGAGAAGCTCTACGATCTCACAGTTGGTAAATATGATGTAACAGTAGAGGCAGGGGCAAGCTATACCTCTAAACGTGAGGAAGCGGTGACTGCAATTACTGAGCTTATTCGGTCTTATCCACCTGCTGCACCTATTCTTGGTGATGTCATGGTGAAAATGATGGACTTCCCTGATGCTGAGAAGATAAGCAATAGACTTAAAGCAATGCTTCCGCCACAGATACAAAAGATGGAATCAGAAGAAGATGGCATACCGCCAGAAGCGCAAGCGATTGTTGGTCAGATGCAAAGCCAATTACAGCAAGTGCAACAACAAATGCAACAAGGTATGCAACAGTTCCAACAAATGCAGAAAGAGAATGAGCAACTGAAAGCTGACAAGCAAGCTGAGTTCGCTAAGATTCAATCAGATTCACAAGCAGTTATGGCTAAAATTCAAGCAGACTTACAGAAAGCTGAACTAGACAATGCGACTAAATTACAGATTGCACAATTAGGCGCAGAAGCTAAATCAGACGCTCAACAATTTGATGCTTACTTTGAAATGATGAAGCAAGCAGTAGATGGCATTAAGTCAGATATTCAGCTATCTAATGCAAATAATCAGCAACAATTTCAGCAAGTGCAACAAGTAGCAAGCGCCCCTAAGCGTAACGCTAAACGCAAAATATCAATCGTAGCCCCTAGTGGTCAAACTTATCAAGGCATCGTAGAAGATGATGTAGAGGAAACAGAATAATGGCAACATTAACGTATGTAAAGTATGAGTTAGGTATTGAAAAGATGATGGAAGGCGGTAACGCTGGTACTGACACTTGGCAACTTATCTTATCTAATACAGCACCAAACGCAGCAACTAATACGACTGCCGTAAGTGCGACTGAACTATCTACAAGTGGTGGATATACCGCAGGTGGTGTGAACTGTACGGTAACAAGCGCAACAGCAACGGCAGGTACATACAAAGTAGTATTAGCAGCACCAGCCTCACCCACATGGACAGCATCAGCAGGTGGTTTTACATTCCGCTATGTCATTCTCTACAACCTATCTCAAACTCAATGTATTGGATATTGGGATAGAGGTAGTGCAACAGTTATGGCAGCAGGTGATACTTATACACCTACACTAGACGCTTCTAACGGCACATTTACGGTTGCGTAATGCCTAGATTAGCCGACAGAACAAAAGATAGCACGACTAGCACAGGCACTACTGCTATTACTCTATCTGGTACAGCCCCAACGGGCTACCAAACATTTGCAACTGCCTATGGTACAGGGAATACTTTAGTTCCTTATTGTATTGTAGGTGGTAGTGAGTGGGAAGTAGGCTATGGCACGTTCAATGGTACAACGGGATTAACTAGAGAATCAGTACATAGCTCAAGTAATAGTAATGCTTTAGTCAATTTTAGTGCTGGTACTAAAGACGTATTTATAACAGCACCAACTGAGATATTAGACAACGCAAATATTGGTTTGCAATCAGCTCAAAGTCGTGGTTTGGCTTTACCTTAAGGAGTA